TGGTAACTTTGCAGTATACATATTTGGACCCATAATAAAATACTTCATTTGCGAAGATATTGTTATTAGCATGATCCCTACCATTTTCCTGATATGATGCCAAGGTTTTGTCTACAACGGAAAAGATGCCCTTAGTATTGGACTGAAGTACCACAGTGACAAACTCATCATTTACCCAATCAGGTTCATATTCAAACAATTGATCGTATGTTACTAAGGACTCTTCATAAACATTAACATTCTGCTCAGTACCAATATCATATAAATTGATATTAACTTTTTTGATGATAGAATCATCAAAAACTGTGGAGTAAAGATTGATGCCACGAAGAATCGATGGGTTGGTTGCGACATCAAAGATCAATGCATTAGTAACAGAAATATGTGCTCCATTTGTTGTATTGTCACTAAGAACACCTAATCCTCTATCAAGAGTGATATTGTTGTTAATTTTATCAACAGCTATGATCTGAAAAATTTCTACATTAGTAGAGTTACCTTCATCCTGTGGGCTAAGACCATCATAAACTTCGGATGGATCTGAGTAAACACCAGAAGTATTGAGAAGTTTTAAGAATGAACCTACGGGATAATTAAAACCATTGTTTACTTTAATAGTGGAAGTTCCGGTTGGAACGATATAATTTGTTCCATCAAAATAATCAGAAGACAGAGTTAAGAAATAATAATCGGTATTGGAATGAATTTCAGCCGAAACTAGATTGTATGTTACATGACCAGTAGATGTACCAATTTTGGTAAAGGTTACAATTGGATTTGCATCAGCAGAAATATCAGATACATAATACAACGCATCGTCAAAATAAAACACATTGTATTGTTGGATATTAAATCGTTTAGAAGAATCAAAGCTCACCGCAAATGCAGAAGCAGTAGTATCGACATTACCTGTAGTTGCAATGGTGCCATAGTAAATGGAGATATCACCAGCAACAATTGGTGCATTTACAAGAATGTCACCATTAGAATATGTTTGTTTTACCGTCGCAAGTTTATTTCCATTGAGCACAAACTTAGAACCAACCACAAGTGTGCTACCAGAATTAAGATTGATTTTAGCAGAAGCTAAATTAGAACCACCTATGTTATTGATGGTTGCTGCGGTAGTTCCACCGTAATAAACCACACCATTAAACTGATTGGCAATTGGCTTTCTCCAATTTACAGAACTGGAACAGATAGATAAACCAATATTTTGTTTTGGTGTGATGTAACGATTGAAGAAAGAAAGTTTGTCTGTAGCATTAAGTGTTTCGTCCTGAAGAGTCAATTCGGCTACCTCGGGGTTATACATATTACCAGCATCAGCAGACATGAAAGTGCTACCAGTAATTTTGATGCCAGCATTTTTTACAGACAAATTCATAGGACGAACAGCATATGCGGAGGATGCATATTGAGAAAAATTCCAGCATTGATACCAATCATTAAAGTTGTAATTAGTGGGGGTTCCTAAAATAGCTCGCAAATCTCCTTCATCGGTAAATGCCAGAGGTTTGTTACAGTATCCAGTTTCCGCCCTTACTACGAAACCAGTTACCGCAGAAGGGGGATTTGTAACATATTGAGAAAAGTTATTCTCAGTAATTGTAATAATTGGTGCGCCTTGATATGCCATATGTATTTCTCCTTTTATTTGTTAAGGTCGGACGTTTATTTTATTTATAAAATTCTTCTTTATTTATAATTTTTAATATTAATTAAAAAGAAAATAAATAAAAGATTGACTTTTATTATGAGAGATGGTAAGATTGTTTAAAATTGATCACCAAAGGAGAACGACATGAGAACAATGTACATCGGCAATTCTCTTTCCATGTGTGTTAAAGATATCCTTCAGGGGAAAATGGAAGTTGGTAGTGTCGCTTGTATCATTGCGGCAAGCAGGTTTCCCGATATGGATACTGCAATCAAACATTATTCCAAATCCTATTGGAAAGATTTTAATTATGGCGAAATTCTTGCCGTTATGCGTAAGATTTGGCCTAGAACGATTCAACCCAGAATGTGGGATGAATATATTGAACCCAATACCTTCGGTCAGGAGAGGTGGATTATCGCCAACATAAAGGATATGAATCATGAGGGGTAAACGAATTAAATTGCTGAAAGAATATAACACCAGATATTGTGCTGACAATTACACCATCAAAGAACTTAAACATTGGTGGAAACTTGGTCATCTGAAATGGCAATTGAACATTGGAAAAGATCCAGCGCCCAATAGATATTTAGGATAAGGAGAAATAAATGGATAAGAATGATCTAATAAATCTGGTTTTTGCATCTCTTCCCGGTGTTCAAATGTTAAAAGTTACAAATAGCCCTCGTATAATTTACATTACATATGGAAATAAAAATTTTAGACTAACCACAGATCTTTTTGTAGAAGAATGTGATGGTGTGTTTTTAACAACTAGTGACGATGCTTATACTATCGAAAGCACACTAAAATATAATAAGAATCATTGAAACAACCAATTCCATTCTGCCGGTGGCACATTCGGCATTTCATCAACATCCGAATATATGGGAAGCACCACTAACAACGGTGGTGCTTCGTCCTCCTCTTCCACATCTCTCTTTAGAATTCCTTTAAGATAATCAACTTCAGTTCCTTCTAATAATTCAAATTTTGAATCTTGCATGAAGAAGATTGCTGCCAACAGAGACATAACAACATCATCCTTGTATGTCTTATCCGCTTTATATGATGTTCCTATTTTAATGAACGTACTCAACTGAGAAATTGTATCATAATCTCTAATGATCAATCTATCATTTTCTATTAGGAGTTTTAAATTTGAACATCCTAATTTTTTAGATTTCTTTGTTGTTTTGAAAACTGATAAATTACCTTTTTCAGAATAAACATTTTCATAATCTAGTTCATTAACAATTATGTTGGCAATTTCCACTCCCGTACTATTACCTTCAATAAACAACCAAGCATTATTATAAAATTTTGCAATCTCTACAGTAGGTTCGGGAATTTCAAGATAATTGATACCATCCCTAATAAGAACCGTAGCAACTTGTTCAAATGGGAAGGTGGTTATGTCCAACACATTCAGTGAAATTGAATCTGATGTCGAATCTTCTTGCATTTCAGAAGAATCCACACCAATGACATAGACATGATCCCGTTTTGGCATCTCATATATTTTAATAAATTTGTTATATCTATCATGTACTAATTTTTCTGGAATAGGTTTGCTATCCTCAAATACCAAACTTGAAAGTTTATAACCAGCAATCAAAGTGAGTGCAGATCCAAGGAACGAACATTCTTGTTCCTGAGCAAAACTTAATTCAGAAGTTTTTGCTATTTCGTTTTTCTTCCATTCTTCATCTCTTCCCGGTACTTCTTGCCAATAAACACGAATAGGATTATAACCATTTTTCCCTTGCTGTGCTTCAGTCCAAATTTTATACCAGTGATTAAGACCTTTTGCTGTACTAGTTAAAAATATCTTAGACTCTTTAAAAGAAGAAAGTGTTGGGAAGTTGGAATCATAGAAGTCCCAAAACAAATTTTGATTTATCAGCGCAACCTCATCAATATAAAGAATGTTGATAGATTCGGAAGACAAACCAGATTTAGAAGTTGTATCTGCAATGATAGAACACCCATTTTCAAGTTCTATATAACCAGCATTCCAAATTTTAATTCCTTGTTGAAGGAAGTGAGGAATATATTCATAACTCCTTTTTATATCTTTAAGAATTTTTCTAGCAACACGACCTTTGTGTGCTAGAATTGCCGCTTTCTTTTGGTCAGAGAAAAGAATGTACCACAGAAGATATAATTGGATAGATGTTGTTTTTCCACATTGACGGGGGGCGAGAAGACAATTATATCTATTATTATGAAAGTCATCAAGAATTTTTTGTTGATACTTTCTAAGTTTGACAATTTGCATACCTTTTTCAGTTAAAACCCTACAATACTTCTCAATGAAATATTGATAAGATTCTTTACATTTTTTGAATTCTAAAATGTAATCTTCCGTCCAAGGTAGAATGCAATCAATTGGTTTGAGTTTTTTGTTGCGCTCAAAATGAATTGTCTTACCATTTACATCAACATCAAAATCACTTAAATATGATACTGCCATATATTACCTTTGTTTTTTTAATTTTATTTATGTTCAAAATTATTGACTTTATTTTAAATTTGAGATATACTTTCATCATACCAACTAAGGAGGGATAATATGTTAATCTGCGCCGATTGTGGTTCTTCCGTGAGTGAAGTTGGAATGGATATTTATGTCAATAATCAAGGTAAAGTTTGTGAAGAGTATCAATATCTGTGTGATAAAAACTGTTCATATCATATTCGTGCCGTTATATATAACGTGGTTGGGGATGATGTTGTGTATAGTGGTCTTGAAGAAGTCATCAATTTGGTAGAAGTGGTAGAATAATTTAAACTTTATTCACGAGACAAGATTTTAATCTAAGGAGGATAAAATGAAAGTTTATATTTTCGGTCAAGAAGTAACTATAGAAGAACTTCAAGATGAAGTTCTTGAAGCGAGACGCGGTAAAAGGGCATTTACGCCCGAAACAGTTCAAGCTTTGATAGATAAACTTAATGGTATGGTTTTCATTCTCAAAGATGCTTTGGAAGCTTTAGAATGTGCTGAACTAAGAAAAGGGATTAATTTTGGATATGAATCACTTCGGAAACGATATGATAATTTTGTTTAAATATGATGAAAAAGAAAAGGCTCACTAAACTCAGTGAGCCTTTTCTTTTTATTATTTAAAATTTGGAACAGTGAGATTACCAAAATTTTCTATGTTAGTATAATCAACCGTGAAGATTTTAAAGAAATCACTGTTGCTCGCATTTTCCGATGCCCACATATCGGTTTTGTTGAGGTTGCCGGTATCTTGTGGGTGGCGAGTGAAAGCATATCGATTTAAATAAAGACAATTTTCGGTGAACAATGATGTATCAGTAACCGGATGGATCGTATAGCTATATGGTGAATAAATCACACCAGAGTCACCATCTTCTTTATTACCAGATCCCATATACCCAACCATAATATAATATTCATTTGGTTCAGCAAATAAATCACAGAACAGTGGATAAGTACCAATGAATCCCAATTTATATGGATTCTTTTCCGATACTTCTGCTTTTACATGAAGAATACTTGATTGGAGAAAACTAGTTGTTACTGGATCGGCCATAACAAAAACAGTTCGGTTCCTCTTGGTGTCTTTTACAATTTGTTCCGCAGCAAGATAAATGTTTACCACCAAATCAATTACCACATCTTGAAGTGACCCCCCCGGTGCAGCACCATAAGAATTATTAAGAGATAATGGTGAATTGGTAGTTGTCAAAAGTTTGGCAATATATTTGATATAGCAAATGAATTCTTTATCAATCTCTTCTCTAATTTCATGTGCGACCGCATCCGAAAAAATATCTTGAGCTTTTTCCTTATAAACAGATAACATATCTTGCATCTGCTCAAGAGAATATTTGGAAATAATTTTTCTTGCCACGGTAGATACATCAATGGTTCTAGTTTCAAATCCAACAAATTTTACACTAGAATTATCATCATATCCGTGATTGTAACCAATGTATTGTTTGTTACCGTTACCGTCTGTCAGAATCGCTCCAGAATAACCCTTAAACAGTTTTTTGATAGAAGCACGGTTGAAGGTAGCGTAGGTAATAGTTTTGCCGTTAAACGAGTCCCCAGCCACCGGGATATCGGTTCCCGATTCCCGTGATACCAATACTCTTACAATAGATGTGTTGGAAGCATCTTCTGTCTCATCTTCTTCAACATAACGAACTTTGAATGTAGATGATTTATAAGTCACAACGGTAGTATCGACAGTCCACGTTGCGGCAGGAGTATCATTAGGAAGAATTAAAAGGAATGATGAATCTGGATGTGTATTGGTTTCTGCTGAACTTCCCGAACCCGAATAAACTGAATACAAGCACGCGACTTTACCAACAGGTTTATCCAATTCCTGAACCGAAGCAATTTGTGGAATCAATGATTCACTATAAAGTTTCTTTAATAGTGGAGTAATTAAAGAAGCGAATACTGAAGAATCTGCACTGGTAACAGTTGAAGATGAAGCTGTCTCTTTCAAAATATTGTTACTTACCTGTTCTACAAGTAAATCTAATTTATAATCATTCATAATTTATCCTTTATATGAGTTTAATTTTATTTATATTGTTCGAACAGGAAGAATCAAACAATTCGAAAACCTAATACTCATAGCAGAATATTCTTGCCGCCCGATGTCATATACTGCTTGTGCTTTCAAATCTTTAAAGGAAATATCGTCGCACCAATAAAACATATCAGTTGATAAATTTCTGATATGTT